TGCGGTTAAAAACTACGCCGCAAGTGCGGGTTACTCAAGCAATTGGGATGCAAGACGCCACGTTCCAGAGGGTGAGATTGTTATTGGTCGGTCTATCTACACTTCGGATGATGAAGGTAATAAGGCTTGGTTAAAAACTAAGCGAACTATGGCTGAGGCTAAACGCGATGAAGCAATCAAAGCGTTTGTTGAAGGTCTCACAAAAGACCTACCCAAGTACAAGCCGAAAGCTAAACCTAAAACTAAGAAGTTTGCTGATGACCTGCTGCCTACGGTGGTAATTGGTGACGCACATTTTGGTATGAGGGCTGATGCAAGAGAAACTAAGGCTCGTGATTACGATACGAAGATAGCCTCCAATGATATGTTAGATGCGATTGATTACTTGGTTGATTTAGCGCCACCATCTGAAAAATGCTTATTGGTTAATGTCGGTGATTTTATCCACGCCAATGGCTCAGGCGGTACGACTTTTGCAGGAACGAAACTAGACGTAGATACGCGCATCGAGGTAGTGCTAGAAATAGCCGCTCAGACGTTTCTATTTGCAATAGATAAGTTGCTTGCGAAACATAAGAGTTGCGTAGTCGTGATGGCTAGAGGTAACCACGATTCAGATACTGCAATCGCACTCGCGTTAATCTTAAAGTTTTATTACTCAAAAGAGCCACGAGTTACTATCTTAGACCCTCATGGTTTTTTCCATACTCTACAGTTTGGTAATAACCTGCTAGCGGTACACCACGGTGATAAAGTTAAAGCTGCTAAACTTGGCGCGATATTACCCAAGATGCTTCCTGAGCAATGGTCTTCAACTAATTACCGTAAGTGGTTAGTCGGTCATATTCACCACCAGAACGCTTTAGAGACAGATAACGGCGTTTTCGTGGAAGCATTTGGCACATTAGCACCACCAGATTCTTGGCACGCAGGTGCAGGGTACGGTGCGGCTAGCGTTATGCACCAAATTGTTTTTCACAAAGAAGGCGGTGAAGCTATCCGTCACGTTTATCAAATCAGGGAATCGCGCAAAGTCCCTGACCTGACGCTATAGGTATGAAAATGGAAGACCGATTGAGCCGAGTAGAAGCAAAAATAGACAGCTTGCAGGAGGCAATTATTTCTTTGGCTCGTGTTGAAGAGCGCCTTGTTACTGTCTTTAATCGGCAGTCCCATATTGAGACTAAAGTAGACGCGATGGATGAAAAGGTAGACCGATTATCTGAAAGCGTCATTAAAGGCAAATCAGCCGAGCGAATAGTCTGGCTAGTGTTAGCAGCGGCAATCGGCGCAGCGTTTAGGTATATAGGATGAGTACAATTGAGTTTCCAGACGTTCGGAATGATAGACTTGCCGAAAACGCATTAGAAGAGCTAGGGAATTGGGTTGAATCTCAAATCGAACTTGGTGTTAGTCCTATAGTCCTAATCGGCTTGATGGAAACCTACAAGTCATCACTTTGCTTCAATCTTTTAGAGGATGAAGAATATGATTAGACGCTTAAAAATCGCCTACACGCTACTTCAAAAAGGTAAGGCAGTATCAGACCCAGCCAAGTGGAAAAGCCACCAGATAACCGCTACGGCGCTTACAGGGGTAATATGGGCTGCTCTACAAACTTCAGAGGCGTTCGGCTATGCAATTCCTGTGGATGAACAAACTGTGGACTCTGTTGCTGTTGGTATTCTTGCTCTCGTCAACTGGCTGCTCACACTATCAACATCTGAAAAAGTCGGGATGTAGCTTAGGCGTTAAGCCTGTAATGGTTAATCCGCACTGGGTTAAAGTAACACCGAATATCTATGGCGTTGAAGCCATCTTACTAACTATGGAGTGCGAAATATGAATATTTTTACTTACTTAAATTGGGTTAAAAAACTTTGGACAATGGTCGTTGATATTGTGAAATTAATTGAGGAAACCATACCAGATGATGGAGCAGGTAAAGAAAAATTGGCTGCTTTTGACATCATGCTCAAAGCGGCTATTGAAAAGGCTGACGATATTGATGAATCTTTCGATAAGTTGCAGCCTGTTGCTCATGATATTGTTTCTGCTGTGGTTACTTTGTTTAATGCCACAGGGCTATTTAAAAGAGGCGAATGATGAGCCAGTACGATAATCCTTTACCAACTGTTTGATATAAGAACCCAAGATTTTATGGCTAAACTAATAGAAATGATTAAGCGGCACGAAGGCGTTAAAAAATATGTCTACGAAGATTCTCTTGGCATTAAAACCATTGGAGTCGGTCGCAACCTAGAAAGCATGGGTTTAATGAGTAAAGAAATAGACTTTTTACTCATGAATGACCTTGAGCGGGTAATTACTGAGCTAGAAAGCAACTTTGATTGGTTTTCTGATTTAGATAATGCCCGCAGAGACGCGATGATAGACATCTGTTTTAATCTAGGGATAACCAGACTGCTTACATTCAAGAAAGCCTTAGCAGCAATGGCTAATGAAGATTACTCTAAGGCTGCTCTTGAATTTATGGACTCTCGTTGGTCTGAGCAAGTAGGCAGTCGCGCTGTTGAATTGTGTGACATGATTGAAAGCGGCGAATACTATTTTTAGTATCATATAAGGTGCTTTAAGCACTTTAATGCGTCTTATATGACTCATCGTGACACTTTAGTGCGCATAAATTATTCCACCATAGATTCTATAAGCAAATCTAAATAGTGCCGCGCTTTACGCAAGTCTTCTATGCCGTTCTTAGATTTATACCTAGAAACGTACTTGATTACGTTCGCCTCCCTGTACGGTATTTCATTCTCAACGATATAGTCTAACGGTTGTATCTTCATGTCCTTGTAATGACTGCCGCCGATTTGTATATCTTTGTTGCTCATATATCCGTCTCCTTAATAAAAATGCCATTGGGCTGCATCATTCCCTTACGGTCTTTAATATCCTCGTAAGCAAATGCTAGACACTCTTCTAGGCTTGTTCCGTGCATAACCGCTAAGTTATTAAGAACTACTAGACAGTCGCCTATATCATCGTAAACATCCCTGCCCTTAGCGATGTTGTCAGATAACTCGCCAACCTCTGAGACTAGCTTTAAGCATTGCGATTCCGTAGAGCCGTATTGAATAATGCCTCTGTCTTTACTCCACTGTGTACACTTATCAATTAACTCATCCATGGTTAAACTCCTTATTCTTAGATTCAAAATAAGTCGAATACTTTTCGGCACATTCTGGATGCGCTGCAAAAAATTCTGCTGACTCGTTTATCATTTTTATTAAAGTACCAACTGCGCGTAACTCTGCTGAGTCTTTTTCTAATTCATTTGCGCCAGTTAATATCCAAGCCTGTAATTCTGCTTGGCTCATTGGTTGCATTAAATC